GAGTAAACAAAACTACAAAAACCATGTATAGGTTTTTTTGTTAGTGTCATATTAGCTAATTTTTTACGATTTTCTGATTTGTGGATTTGTGCATAAACTAGCCACAAGGGATATCTAATGTTATTATATTGAGAGGTGTTTTCGAATGTTAAATTTAAATGTGCATATGGATTAATTCTGGGAATAATACGTGATTTACCTCCAAATCTCCCGCTCTCTCCGGTAAAAAAAACAGTTTTATGTTTTTCGGATAATTTTTTTAGCATAACTGAAGGTGTAGCTCCAAATACAGATATAAATATAATCTGTGCGTTGTTTGTTACAATTTCAAATTCATAATTAAATTCTTTTAAAAAATTAGTAAACTCGTTTTGACATCCTTTACAAAAATTTTTAAATTGTATACGTTTTTTGGATTCCATATAATATTAGAGTTTAAATAAAAAAGGATATAAGAACGAAAAAATTAGTGAAAATTCTTGACTGTTTAAGGTATGAACGATAATGAGTTGTTTAATAAAATAATAGATGCAACTTCAAATGTTTTAACAAAAATTATAGAGGAGTTAAAGAAATTTAAAACAGACATAAATCCATCTAGAATAGAATTGTTTGAAAAGGATAAAGAAAAAATCGATATAAAAAAGGATAAGTCAGAAGGGATTACTTCTTCACCTATCGAAGAGGAAATCAATATGTGTTTAATAATAATAAATTCGATTCATAAAGTGTTATATTTATTAGCAAATGATTCTATAATTAATGAAAGAAGGTGGGAATTGAAACAAAAATTGTTTCATTTAATAGAAACATTAAATATAATAGTATGTCAAGAAAATATAAGAGAGATATTAGAACCAATTTTAAGTTTAAAAAAGGAAATGAATATAAACAGTCTATATGTGATTGAAATTATAGAAAAAACAGATAAAATAATTGAATTATTGAACAATTATTCATCAAAATCGAACATAACCTTTGATGTGGCAAGTTTAGACGGAGAAGATTTATAGCTAATATTTGTACCAATAGAATTTAGCATCAAATCATTAAAATATTCTTCGTGTAATTTAACGTGAACTGTACCGGTGCCACATGGTGGTGCTTGTCCAAGAATAATATTAGATGAAACTCCAGTAACTCCATCTGTTTCTCCAAATATAGCGGCTTTATAAAGTTGTTGGTCAGCTTCTTCAAATGAGCATTTAGCAAGTGGTCCAACATCTGTTAACTTCATACCATTTCTGTCAATAGGAATCAATACTCCTTTTGTAGTCATCATATCAGCAAGTAAATGAACATGCCTTGGATCAATTTCAGAAGCTTCATCCATAACTTCTCTAATTTCACGAATCAAAGTATGTCTGGCGGCTTCGATGCCAAATATACTATACATTTCATGAATATCATTAGAGAAAGTTCTATATTTGTCAACTTCTGGATGTAGAATGGTATCAATGATGTTTGAACCGGCTGTATCAATTAGCCAATCTTTTTTAGCCCCACCTCTAATATCCTGGCGCAATGTAACATTATTAATACCATCAATTCCACGAATAACCAAATTGTCCATAAGTTTAGATTCAATATTAGATAAAATCGTAATTTCGGGTATTTCATCTGGAATAATCAATTTGCGTAATTCTTGAGAATTAGGATTAATTCTAATTCGAATAAACATTTCTGGGGCATTATCATCAGAATATTCACAATAAACGCCTTCGCTGTAAAGTTGAGAAATACTGTAATATATTTCTTCCATTTCAATTCTCTTATCAAGAAGTAATCTTCTTTCAAACCATATAGTCAAAAACCATTTAGAATCAGAAACATTAGGTTCTAGACTTCTAAATCGATTATTGAATTCGTTAAATTGTTGATACTTAGTTTCTAATGGTTCGTATCTAATTTCAGATGTATTGACAAGATCATTAAGACGAATCAAACAAATTTCAGTACTAATTCTTTGAACAGTTGATTTGTCATGACTTAGAGATGGATTTACCATTACAGTTAAAGACTTGTTTTTAGGATTTTTGCTTAAATGGAACAATTCTTGTAATCTTGGAACGCCTCTTGTAACAGTAGATTTACCGCCAACTCCGGATAAATGAAATGTATTAAGAGTTAATTGAGTACAAGGTTCACCAATAGATTGTGCTGCAACTGGACCGACAGCATCTCCAGCTTCAATTTGTGATTGAAGAAACAATTTTTCAAGTGAAAACATAAATTCATCAAATTGTAACAAAGTAACTTTTTTATCTAATAATTTCTTAGGATGAGTGTGTATTAATAGCATGAATCTAAACATCCATAAACCATCGTTGTATTTATGTAGAGACAATTTTTTCAATAATTTTTCATATTCATCCAATACGTAATCAACACTGAGTTTTTTAGATTTATTATTAATTTGGTCATCTTTTAGAGAATTCATCAAAGTTCTTTCGATATGTACTGGAAATTTAATAGATGATTCTGGAGAACCATCACAAATTTGTTCAGAATACCATGTATACATTTCTTTAATATTTTCAGTCATTTCAAGTAAACGGGTTTTTGTCTTTTTTGAAATTTTAGGAATATCGCAAAATTCTTTCTCAAAATCAGTAACATGAACAATAGGAACAGATTGATATTCTAATGATGCTCCATCGGAATTGTCATCTCCATATAAGAATTGAATAATGTTATTTTGCGCATCTTTAACACATTTACTCCACGTTACCTTGTAATCTTCAAGAGCTTTCATCAATTTACGTTGAATATAACCTGTACTTGATGTTTTTACAGCAGTATCAATAATACCCTCTCTTCCGGCCATTGCATGAAAGAAGAATTCAAGTGGTCCAAGACCTTTTTGAAAAGAACTATGAACGAAACCTCTTGCGGCTGAACTATCATCAAATTTAGTATAATGAGGTAAGCATCTATAATTAAATCCATAAGGAACTCTTCTTCCTTCAATAATTTGTTGTCCCAAACAAGCAGTCATTTGTGCTAAATTAATAAGTTTACCTTTTGACCCACCATTAACCATATTCATGAAACGATTGTCAAAAATAGAGTCATGAGTTTGTTTAAGTAAATTTTCAGCACTGCTTCTGGCGGCAGTTAGTTGTCTTGTTACTTTATTTTCAAAAGCAACCTTTTCACTATCAGAAGACATATTTTCAAACATATTAAGATGAAGTGTTTGAATAGTTTTTTCAACTTCAAGTTTTTGTTGGTCAATTTTGACATCAATTTGTTGACTTAAACCCTTATCAAGGACTAAGTCCCTAATACCAACTGAGAAACTATTTTTGATTAAATACGCTCTAATAACGTGTTGTGAATTATTAAAGAATCCGGCACATTGTTCAGGACCCTTATCTCTGAAAATACTATGAATTAAACTTGTAAACACCTTTTTGTCAAAAGAACCGGAATCATTTTGAATATTACCATTTTTAATGTTCACACTTTCTTCGCGTCTATTTTTGATCCTCAAATTAATTTCAGGAATACAAAACGATAAAGCATCCATACCAGAATATAATTTCTCAGTATTTGAATTATCAAGATTAACATTTTTAGCATTTGTCCAAGAAAGTGTGTTCATCATTTCTCTATGAGTAAACTTAGTAGAAACATCCATTGTCATTAAATGTCCACCAAGAACAGCATCTTGTACAAATGTAATAATCGGCATATTAAGAGCTGGACTAACAATTTGACGATTAACAGATGCTAAACAAGAAATTTCATTAGAAGAACTAAAACTTTGTGGAACATGCATATTCATTTCATCACCATCAAAATCAGCATTATATGGTGTTGTAGCACTAATATTTAATCTAAATGTAAGTCCATCTAGAATTCTTACCCGATGAGCCATCATACTCATTTTATGTAAAGACGGTTGTCGATTAAATATTACCCAATCACCGTTCATAATGTGTCTAATAACTGTATCTCCAATTTCAAGCATTTGAGAAAATTGAGTTCTATCAATGTGATTTAGAGAAATTGTCTTTTTATTTGCATATTTGAAAACAGCTCTTGCACCAGGATAAACTTTAGTACCGTTACGAATACAGTTTTTAAGTCTCCTAATATTTTTTTTGGTTACTTTTTCGGGATATGTTAGTTGTATAGCAATACGTTTTGGCACACCTAATTCATCAAGATTAATAACTGGATCCGGTGTAATCACAGTTCTTGAAGAGAAATTTACCCTCTTTCCCATCAAATTTCCACGAATTCTACCTTCTTTGCCTTTTAGACGTTGTCTTAATCCTTTCAAAGGTCTGCCAGATCTTTGTGCGGCAGGTAATACTCCAGCAATTTCATTATCAATTAAAGTTGATGTATGGTATTGTAAAATATTGTGCCAATCATCAAGAATACGGGCAGTAGGATCTGTTTTTATTTTTTCAGTGATTAATTTGTTATATTTAATAACGTCACAATATTTAATAGTAATATCGTCTTCCATTCTTTGACCATTATCTTGATGAACAGATGGGCGACAACTGGGGGGACAAACCGGAAAAGCTTCCATTATCATCCAACTCGGATGACTAAGTTTTGGATTAATACCCATCGAAATACAAGAAATGTCATCTAATTGCTTAAATAGATTAAGTACATATTTAGCGGTCATATCAAATTTTGATTCTTCTGTTTCAACATTGTCCACTGTAGTTGGTAACCATAGTGCATGCATTTTGCAAAGATCCGTTTTTACATATTTATCCGGTTGTACAGCATGGCATTCTGGACAAGTTTTTACCTTTTTTGATTGTTCAATCAAATAACTTAGTTTAGTGCGATTGTCAATATGAGCTGTAGAATCAGAACACAATAAATTAGCGCATCTATAGCAAATACATCGAGAAATTTTTTGTACTACCGGAAAATATTGAACATGAAATACTGGAAGTGCCAATTCAATATGACCAAAATAACCAGGAGTTGTTTTATTTGTTTGCATATCTGTACTACATACTTGACCATATTCTAAAACCCCCATACGTGGGTCAAACAAGCCACCAGTTACCGGATCATTACCACAAAATGTGTCGTGATGAATAACCTCAACCACAGACTGACGACGTATCATATCCGGACTCATAATTCCAAATGTTACTTTGTCAATTTTGACAACACCGCCAGAATATTCAAAATTAGATTCGTAAGCCATATTTAACACTTACACCTTATATAATATAAAATTGTTCTTATAATCATTTTTTTAGACTAATAATTTCTAAACATTAATTAACCACTTAGTAGAAAAAGGTATTTTTTTGTCCATAATATTATTGAAGCTTCTGTAAATAAATCTGGAAAAATGTCTACAATAACAATTACATTCACTATGAGTTGGCGTATAATGTATTTGAGTTTCACAATTAATCTTCATAATAACAGATTTATCTTTTAAATTTTTTGGTTTATTAGTATTATGTCTTTGACAACAATTACATTTATTAAGACTTTTAATAATAAAATTAGGATCATGAATTTGTTTTTTAATTAATTTTTCAAGATCATAGTCACTAGAATTAAAAATATTTTTATCAAACTCATTTAAAATCTTGTTTATTCTTGAAAATGCTCCAACTTTTTCAATTTCCTTTAAAACTGGATAAGTTATTATTCTTTTCAAAGACTTTTCGAATAATGGTCTATGTTCTGGATTATATTCAAAAATAATATTTAGAATATCTGTTACAATTGGAAGCATAACTTGAATAATGTGTTTCTTAGTTAATATAATCAAAATAACTTTAAACTACTTTAAAGTTAATCAAAAATGAGAAAGTGGATTCAATACTCCTTTGTGAATTTTGTGTCCATTGTCCACTTAATTTGTATTTCATGTTAATATTAACAGGAACTTCAAAAATATCTTGACTTAAAAATCTTCCAATTTTACAATTGTTCATAAGTAGGTTTCCACAAGAATTGTCATCACTATTCCAAAGTTTTCTATAATATTGTGTTAAATTGTCTGCAATATCTTTTTGAATTATATTTTCGAAATATTTGTTTGGTGACTGAACAATATTTTTAAGCAAAGATTCAGTTGTTATATATTTATCATATGGTTCATTACCATTATTACCCAAATTATTGGTGGTTCTTTCTGTGGAAACAAGTCCACTGGATATCAATAATTCTCCGAAAAGCCCTTTATATAAAGTATTCATAGTATGAGAGTTATTATCATATAACCAAGCAAATTTTTTAGCTCTATTGCTATTTGGAATTATATAAATTTTTTGATGTGGATTAATGTTAAATTGAATTGATAAAGCATTTTTTGATATAGGATTAGAGCCATCCCATTGAACACAAAAATTATTTGGAACAAACTGAAATGCTAATGAATTAGTTACATTATAAACAATAAAATCAACTGATTTATTGGTTATCAATTTTTGGTCTAATCCAATATTATAATCTAATTTATCTGAAGAAATATGTTTTTTGTAAACTCTTTTTATTAAGTTCTTTTGTAAGGGTTTGCCATTTTCAATATTATCTAAATCTGTCATAATTTGCTGACATATATCTTCTCCATTCTCAATAAGTCCATAATATTCTTCTACTATATGAAAGAATTGATAAACTATTTCGGATAAGTTGTTATAGAAAGAATTATCATAAAGACATTTACCTAAAAAATAATTGATTTCGGATCTTTTACCAATATAAATAACAGTATATTCAATTATAAGTTGTAGTTGTTTTAATAATTTTTCGTTAAAAAAAGACTTATTAATACGAAGATTTTGAAATATAGTATCTTTAATATTTTGAACCAATAGATCTTTATGTTTGATTGCGAATTCTGCTATAATTGTAGTAATTGGATTTAATATGATTGAATTACTAAAAATTCCGAAATAACTTGAAAAAAGATTATTTGAAGATAAAGAACTAATGTAATATTGATTATTATCATATGGTTTTAATAATTCTATTACAAATGTACCGTCGTCTGATGATTTTGTTTGACTAATTTTTGTCGATAAATCAGAATTCCAAACGCATATATCATATTTATCCGGTTTGTATATTGAACCATTTATATTATAAGAATTAGATACATATTCAATTATCCATCCAATAATAAACTTAATTTGATTATCTCCAATATCATATTCATATTGAACCCATAATATTTCTTTGTTAGACAAAGCCAAATTGACGCATCCAGGATTATTTCCAATAATATTGTAATTAGAAATACATATTTGAGATGAGTTTAAAGTTTGAATGGTTTTACCCAAAATTTTATATTCAAGATCTTTATTCGATATTAATTTGTCTAAAAATTTATTTTCTAAAACAAGATTTTCATTATTATAGAAATCAAACACACCTTGTTGTCCTACAAAAGCTTGATACAAAGCGCTTTTAGTAACATTTATTATTTCGTTTGTTTTAGAAAAGTTAGAATTATTTAACAATGAATGATATGTTATTGTATCAAATTGAATAGAAGAATCAAAGTATTCACTATTATTACTAACAAATTTCATATTTGTGTTACCCCACTTTAAATAGTCAATATTGTTATTATCTTTATCGTTAATTAGTTTAATTTGACCACCTAAAACCGCGAAAGCATATGTAACTTTATCATGTGATTTTGAATCAGAAAGATTTATAGTATTTGGATACAAATAGTTTTTAGTTGTCATTAGTATAATAGTAATATTAAAACAGAAAAAAATTGATTTTAAATTTGTCCTTTATATTTTATAATTAAATATATTAAAATAACATGAGAGTAATCTTTATTGTATTGACTATAATAATAGTATTCATATTTATAGTTTTAAATAGCCATAGTGGTGGCGAATCATTTCAAAATGTACCGAAATATATATCGCAAAGTTATTATCCATCATATTTAGAACTCAATCCATTAATATGTTATGTATCTTCTGCCGAAAGTTATCTTGACAAACAATATTTCAAAAAAGCATTTGAAAATTCTATTAATTTTGAAATAACAAGCGATCCAAAAATGAAATTTAAGGCTGATCTTGCTTTATTACCAGAACCAGTTGTATTAGACCAAGAAAATAGTGACGGAGAATATCCATATGACTTTATATCTCATGTAAAAGATATATCATTTTCTTTTGTTCAGTTAGTTGATAGTGGTACAATTCAAACATTTAATGATATTCAAAATTATCATATTTATATAAAAGAAGGTGGTTATGTAGAATATTTATACAAAAAAATATTTGCATTCATAAAATTTGAAAAAAATCCCAAAATAACTTATTATTCTTCGAATAATATTGCTCTTGAAGCATTAGAAAGTGGAAAATGTGACGCAATAGCATTGTTAGCAAGTCATCCAAACGAATTTATACAAAGAATGTCTTACAAATTAAAAATAAATATTGTACCGTGGAATTTAGACGAAAATCTCGTAGATGTTTTTGCTTATTATCTTAGAGGTTTGAAAAGAACAAAAATCAAATTAAAGGAATATAATTATACGGATTTCAATACCGAATTATTGTCATATGGATATAACAATTCATTGTTTATTAATAAGAATCTTTCACCAGATATTGTAGAAAAAATAACAAATATGGTTTTTAGAGTAAAAGATATAACACGTTCAGCATCTATAGGCGGCTCTTTATATGTACCATTTCATAATGGTACAAAAGAATGGTTGAAAAAATTTGGTTATATTTCAATTACTGAATCCGAACAAGACCCAAGCTGTGCTTTATTAGTAGGAAAAGTACCATGTACTGGTAAAGATGCAAAATATGCAAAACAAGTGTATGCTCGAGAATTTTGGGGTAGCAAAATACCAAATGATCAATCAGCAGTATCGTATTTAAGAACTATAAATGAAAAGAAAAATAATCCATTTAATGGAAAAATTTATTCTGATTTCATTAAAGACAATGCTTACATGTGTGTAGAAGATTTAAAAAAGAGAACAAAAGTCGCTTGTGAAAAATCAGGAAATACATGGGATAAACCATGTTTGAGTAATGATGAATGTCCATTTTACAAAAGTAATCAAAATTATAATAATAATTTTGGCAAATGTATTAATGGTTTTTGTGAAATGCCTCTAGGTGTTATAAGAAAGGGTTATACACAATATTCAAATAATCCCATTTGTCATAATTGTCCAGCATCAAATCCATCTTGTTGTGAAGTAACAGAAAATATGCCAAGCCCAGATTATGCTTTTAAAAACGACAGAGTTGAAAGAATTGCAAATCAAAAAGAGTTAAATATGCGTAGAATAGCAACTTAAGTGTTTAAAGGTGTAAACATTTTATCTAACAAATTAGTTATTGTAGCTTTATCCCATCCCATATTTATGGCCCTTTCTATAAGTTTTTCTCTTATATCATTTGTCTCAAGAAGTTGTTTTCTTTGGTTAGAATCTGGAAACAAACGTTTTATTGTATCATTATCTTGTTCAATAACCTTGTCTCCTCTTATAAGGTGTTTTATAATTGATAAATCATTTTTAGTTGATTCATTCTCATCTAATTTTGATGGATTATTCATAATATTAGTTTTAAATTATTTAATTCTTTTTATATCTTAATTTTTGACTTTTTCTCTTAGAATTTGTTTTTTTGCGAGTTTTCCTTCCTCCGTAAGAATTTTTTTTAAACCCTGAATTAATTTTTCTTGACTTTTTAGCTAATCTCATTAAATCAGTTTCTAAAAATTCTATAATTTGTTCACGAATTTCAGGAGGTACTTTAACATCTAATGATTCTTTAATATTTTCAATAGCTAATAAAATATCTTTTTCTTCTTGGCTAACTTTCGGAGCAGGTCTCTTTTTTGTTGGCGCATGAGGTGGTATATTTGTATTAGAACTTCTTGGAGGCGTTCTATATGATGATCTAACTGGTGTACTTGGTGGAGTATTTAGATTATTTTCCATATTATATAGATAATACAAAAAAATATTTATATAAATATGAACTATTGTATAAAACTTTTGATAGAAGCTGTTGCTGTGGGATTTGGTCTAATAATAATGGGTTCTCTTGTTGCCTTACTTGTTGGGTATTTTTATCCAAAACCCGTTTTACCAAAATCTTGTGCTTCATATAATAAATATTATGTAATGGAATTTACTTTGTTCTTAACCGGATTTTTATTTCATTTATTATGTGAAGTATCTGGATTGAATTCATGGTATATAGTAAATTCTGCAGCCAAAATGACAAAAGTATAATAACCAGAACTTTATAAATAAATATACTGAATATGCCTAAGGATTGGGATCCACATTATGAAGATGAACAAGATTGGGAACCAGTAGTCTTTAAAAGAAATCCAAATAGCAAAAAGTCACAAAATAATAATATAGAAACCCCTTTTCATTCAAGATTATGTGTTGCAAGATCAAAAGCCGGTTATACAGCGCATGAACTTTCTCAGAAATTACATATGAGAATTAAAGACTATCAAAGAATTGAAAATGGAGAACAGCTACCTTCTTTCGATTTATTAGCTAAACTTAGAAAGATAATTAATCTTCAATAGGGTGTATTTTGTTATATTTTTTTGAATTAGATTTTAACCATTGTTTAATCAAATCTGTTTGTGGAACTTCGCAAGATGAAGAATTGACAGTATTTGGATATGGTATTGATTCAGTTAAATATAAATCAGAATTGTTATCGCAAAGCCATCTGACATGTTTTTTCCCAACATCTTCTAAATGCGCAAATGGCATGTATACCATTAGTATTGTGTTTATTAAATATTAAGATATTCTTCCTATATTTTAAATGATAGAAAACGTAAACCTAAAAATTTGGCCCGATAAATATAGTAGAAATAGATTACTTAGTTGTTATATCTATGTTATATTGAATATAAATACGCAATGGGATAGAAATAATATTTTTCTAGTAAATATTTTTGAATGTTATAAAGAATTTATAAATGTACAAGATAGTGATTATGAAAGAAATGTTGTACAAAAATTTAAAATTAGTTTTGAAAAACTAAAGATTCTATTTGCATGTTCCTATTTAGATATGGTAAGTGTACGTAATTTTAAAGTATTTGATAATGAAGTATCTTTACGCTTAAGAATGTATGACAAAGAAAATATGACATTAAACAGAAAAATTCAGGGATTATTAGGAGATTTTGAAGAAAGTCTTTCACCAAGAATGATTCATAGAATATTAACTTGGCTAAAAGAAAAAAATCCAGAAAAATATGGAGAAATAAAGAGAACTGCTAAGGAAGATATTATAAATAATCTAAAAAAGATAGGAACAAAAATAGATGTAAATTTATGTTTAGAATTCATAGAATGGGAAGATCCTGTACTATTAATTAAAGATTTTGATATTAAATTACATAAAAAAGGAAAAAGGATTAAGAATAGTGAATTAAGACAAGTTTTGAAACAAAAAATATATGACCGTGATAGAAACTATTTGAGATGTGTTCATATTAGCCCTCATTTTAGAGGATTACCAAAATGTATTGAAGACAATATTACATCATTTCTGATAAAATAAACATACAAAATAATATTCGATAAAATAATGGCAAAGGCAAAATGTCCTTGGTGGTCAATAACCCTTGTAAAATGGATGGATTATTTGGCCGGTATTTGTTTTTTATGGACTGGTATAGCAATATGTGTAATGGTGATGGTTAGTCCAACAATGATAATGAGTCCACCATTTCCAATAATTATAGGATTATCTTTATTATGTGGTACTGCTCTTAAAATAATGAGTTCTATGGTAATTCAAGTAGGATTACACGATACATGGGGATTATTTGTTTCAAGCTTGATTTATACTATTATTTTTGCGGCGTTAGCATTTGTGGCTCTTAGATCGCAGATTGGTATGATATTTAGTCTTCTTAATCCCGAAAAAATAGCTCAAATAGCGGCATGTTTGGGTGAAGAAGGAGCAACAAGTCTTGCAGATAGAGCCACAAATATTGCAAATAAACAAGTAGATGCTGTTGCTGGTAATTTAGTACAAAGTGCATCACCTTTAGTAGAACAAGCAAATGCAGTTCAATTAGCAGCAGCACAAACAGGCGCACAAGTAGCTAGCGCTCAACAAGGTTTAGTACAACAAGCAAATGCAGTTCAACGCGCGGCGGCACAAACAAGTGCGCAAGTAGCAGCAACCCCACAAGTTTTAGCACAACCAATAAGATAGTTTCTTAAAATCTTATTAATAATATAGAGAAAATATGTCATTCGAAATAGTAACTTATGCTAACAAATCAGAAGGTATGTTTGAAAAATTATTAAACAATGAGTTTGGTGTTTCCATAAAGGTTTTGGGATGGAATAAAAAGTGGGAAGGGTTTACAGATAAGGTTGTAGGTGTACTTGAATTTATTGAAACAAAAAATGATGAAGATATAATTGTATTTATTGATGGTTTCGATACAAAAATAAACAAAAATCCAGAACACCTTATTAGTATGTTTAAAAAATATGATACTAAAGTTCTATTGTCTAAACAACCGAATATGATGGGTAAATTTATAACTAAAACTATTTTCGGCGATTGTAAAGGAAACAATATTGCAAATTCTGGATTGTATATGGGTTATGTAAAAGAATTGAAAATATATCTGAATGATACACTTAAGTCAAAATGTAAAGATGATCAAAGAAATTTCAATATTTCTTGTAAAAAATATGACTTCATAAAAATTGATGAAGAAGAAAAGATTTTCCAAAATATAAGCCCTAACACATTGAATAAGAATTCAAATGCAATATTCGTATCATACCCGGGTAGTCTTAGCTTTAATAGGACTATTCGAGCCTTGATAGAATATTCACAATTCTTATATATACATGTATTGTGTTTACTATTAATAGGAATAATTCTATTTCCTGACTATAAGAAACCCTTATTTTATGTAGGGCTATTTAGTCTTTCATTATATATACTTTTCGCAGATAAATCGTGTATTTAGGGTTAAACTTGGGCTGGTTCAGAGCCATTTCTGGACCATTGTTTACGATTATAAGGAATTATAACCAAATCATTAAATACTTCTACAGGTTTTTTTGCTTCTATTTGTTCGAGAGTATCTGGTAATTTAGGATGTACAAAGTCAGCTTCAGGTTTTGTTGGTTTTTTTCCAAAACAATTAACATTAAAACGATTATTTTCATCAAATTGACCTCCATTTAAACCGGGTACTCCACACATAGTCCGTTCTTCTTCATTGTCAGCATTTTGTATTCTTTCCCAAGTTTTCTTTTGAGTAGGATAATATGCGGTTTGATTTTCAGACCAGCCGTAATTACACCATTCCGCTCCATGTTGATATGCATGAAGTAATTCATCATAACTTGCTAATTTGGCACCTAATTGTTCACATACAGCTTGTGCTTTATCATAAGTAACGGGTTCACCTGTAACATGAAAAACTTCTTCAATATCATGGGCATTTAGCTGACTTAATGGAGTAGCAAGATGATTGTGTGAAGAATCATTTAATGCGACTCTTTTGTCAGATGATTCTGATTCAATAGAATCTTTGGAATCATTATCTCTATTAAAAATAAAAAGAGAATCAGAATCTATGGGATATTTTTTGTACAGGAATATACATAGGCCAACTATTATTGCAAGTACTATTAAAAGTGGAACATACGAAAAAAAAGGATTCTCATTAATCATTACTATTTGTAAAGATAATTTATCCTGGAACAATAAAATCGTGAATACTATCATCAGAATCAACGCTTTCATCTGTAGACCAACTGTCTTCTGAGCCCACATCATCAAAACCATCAAAATGTTTTTCTTTCATATTTTCATAATCTTCTTTAGTAATACTGACTTGTTTATTATTAACATGGCCAATCAAATAAACATTACCAAAATATAGAATATTGTCTAAAGGAGTTGGTAATTCATGCTTATTTTCATCTCCAGCTTCACCTTCATCCCAAGCATATAAAGCAATCATTTTTTCATGTATATCATAATTATGACGCAATGATAAATAGCCTTTACCCATGGTTCTTTTTACATTCCTTGGAATTTTTTTTGTACTTAGTTTAGATTCTAATTTATTGACGTCAACTTCAAATTCAGCAATATCTCCCGTACATCTTAAACAAATAGCTTTATGACTCATATTCAACTTATGACTTAATGAAACTTTAACTCTATTTGTGAATCATTTTTTTTTCAGAAAAATGATCATAATTTTGTTAAAATTATTAAATTAAGAAAAAGTAATTCCAAAATAACTTCAAAATGGTAAATAAAAATTATAAATATTATGAATTGAATAGCAATGGTTATGATGATGATGATGATGATTCGAATAGCGTTTTTTCAGATGATTCGTATGAATCAGATAGTTCATTTGATTCATATGTATCTACATATTCTAACGATTGTTTTGAACCAAGTGAACCTGAAAATAGTCTATTAAATATTTTAGTCTTAAATTGCAAAAAAGTTAACAAAATTGATGTTATTCATCCAAATCCTATTGATTTTGTATCAATTCTAGAAAATGTACCATTCACACATTTGACAAATCTAAAAACTGGAGAAAAAATAAAACAACAAAAATGATAAACAATGAGTGGTCCAATAAAAGTATATATTATAAAGTAAAAAATGGACGATCAAGAACATTATCACGATGATATAGTAAGACAACATGAACATAATGTTTATCATGGTTTAGCAACATGGTTTCCAACACCTTTAAATGAAACATATGAAAATTCAAATGAAATTTACATTTATTCAGGTGAAAACTATATTACATCAAATGCATTTGATATGGGAAATGTATTAATTAGTACTACATTATATGTATTGTTAATATGGGAAATTTATTACATATTTTGGTAGTTAATCTATACTAAAGTTAACAACATTCTTCTTTTTGTAGTTTTGTTTTGTGTTAATTTTTTTTCCTTTTTTAGATTTGGTTAAATTTTTAAAAATATAAAATTTATTGTACATTTCTTCGTCAATAGAAACTGAAACAGTACCAGTACCAGTGGGTGGTGCTTGTCCAGTTATAATATTAGATGCCATACCATTAATATTTTCAATTTCTCCTCTTAAACCAGCATTAAGGAATTCCTTTGTGATTCTTTCAAATGAGGCTTTTGTCAAAGGGCCATTTTCATAACCATCCATACCTCTCATATCAACTGATAAAAGTTTTCCGGTACCAACCATTCTATCGACTAATAATGAAATATGTCGTATATCTAAATCGCCAACATCTTTCAAAACAGCTGATAATTCTTCAATTAATACTTGTCTGGCGGCTTCTATACCAAAAGTGTCATAAATATCAAGTACATTATTAGAAATAGTTTTTTGTGTGTCTATTGATGGGTTATTAAAAAGATCTATTAATTGTGAGCCATTGGCTTTAATAAAATATTTTTTCTTTTGTATAACAGAACCAACAATTGGATCTCTATAATAACTAATATATTGTTCAACTTTAGCATTACTAATATTTTCAATACCGTTAATTTGTAGTGGTAAAATGCCAATATCCACTAACTCATTAATTTTTGATATTTGAAAATCCATAGGTATTTCTCCCTTTTTAGGTAAAGGAATAATTCTGGTGTTACCATTTGCTCTTGTAACATCTTCAACATCTATACGGAAAAATATAGCATTATTTTCAATATCAAGAATAGGATTATTAATATAATCTTGATCGTTAAGAGTTGTCCATGTATCGTATAATAAAGAAGTTTTAGTTTTAAAAAGTTCAAATCTTAATATCCAAGGTGATGTAATAGTTTCATGAACTCCAGTATCAATTTCTAATTTTTTATAATCTAATACTTTTTGTGAAACATTTTTAGAATCAAAAAAGAACTCATAAGATTTCAAAATATCTTTAATTGTTATTGATTCTATTTCCGATAAAATAATTTGGGCATCTTTTTCAACAAAACAATGTGGTTCTCTTAAATATATGAAACATGATGAATTATTTCTACCACTTGGTTCAAGATACATTAATTCTTTAAGACGAGGTACTCCTTGGCTTCTACCAGCTCCAGCAAAATGAAAACTATTTAAAGTCAATTGAGTACAAGGTTCACCAATTGATTGTGCGGCAATAACTCCAACTGGTTCTCCGGGTTCAATTCTTGAAAGTTTGTAACTTTTTTCTAAATTTAATAAAAATTCTTTGAATGCTTCTATAGTGAATCTGTGTTCACAAATTAATTGTTTAGGACCTGCTTTAGCATAAACTAAAAATTTAAAAAGATAATCGCATTCAAAAAATGGACTAATAGAACAATGTTCGAATAATTCTTTGTAACAAATAAGTATTGTAGTTGGGTCTAAATTTGTTTTATTAGTTTTTGATAGTTTATACTTATTAATAATAATTTGTAATTTTTCATCTATATTGATAGAATGGTATAGTTTAAACATATCTGATTGATTTTGAACTTTTTCAGTATTTATTATATTATCAATAAGTTTATTACGCATTTGAATAAATTGTTGAAAATATTCTTCAAAAAGTTTAGTATCTTGGGGAATTTTTTTAATAATTTGTGGTTCTATAGTAATTTTTAAATGTTCTTTTGAAGCATTAGAAAGCAAATTATATTTTAAGTCAAGCTGATCATAAGAACAAAATATATTTCTGATGTTAATTTCTTGGATACTTTCTCCGGTAGCATTATCATCTCCATAACAAAATTGAACTATATTATTTTGAGCATCATTAACAGTATGACTCCATTTAATTGTCATATCCTCAAGTGTTTTAACCATTTGTCTTTGTATATAACCCGTTTGTCCTGTTTGAAGAGCTTGTTCAATTAATCCTTCTCTACCACCACCAGCATGGAAGAAAAATTCAAATGGATGAAGACCTTTACTTAAAGAACTTCGAACAAATCCTCTTGTAGAAATATCTTCACTATATTTTTGAAAGTGAGGCAATGTTCTATTGGTATATCCGGTATTAGTTCTTTTACCATTAACAATTTGTTGTCCTAAAAATCCCTTCATTTGAGTAATATTTTTCTTTTTCCCTTTAGAACCGGATTTAATCATTGGTTCAAAACGGCTTTTTTCATCTTTGTATAGTAAATTTTCACTAATTGATGTAGCTTTTGCAATTTCTTCATTAACAAACTGTTCGAATAAATCTTTATCACATTCAACTTGAGAATTATGTATTTTTTCTATTCTTTTTGATATATTTTTAATCATTTGTGATGCTGCATCATCGACTTTAGTGTGTACTTCTTTACTTCTTTGTAAATCTTTAGGACCAATACTGTAAGTATGATGTATAAGATATTCATTTAATAACTTTTGCATATTTCCAGTCATTTCAAAGCATTTGTGCTCACCAAATTCATGATAACATTTGGAAATTATTTTGATCAAATCTTTTTTATTAATAGTTTTGGTTATTGTGTCTGTATAATCGGGTGTAAAAAATGAAAGAATTTCTCTACCTGAAAAATTATTTTTAGAAGAAATACCATAATAATATGGGGCTCCACGAGCAAGAACATTCATTAATTCTCTTTGACTAAAAGCATTTTGATTACTTGTCATCATATATGCCGCAAGTACATTATCCTGAACAAATGCAATTGCGGGACTATTAGAAGCTCCACTCATATTTTGATTTTTTAAACCAGCTAGTTCTATAACCTCAGTTAAAGTAGAAATTGTTTGAGGACAGTGTAAATTCATTTCATCTCCATCAAAATCAGCATTATATGGCTCTGTAACATTAACATTCAGTTTAAAACTATAACCATCCATTATTTTAACTTTGTGTCCCATAAAACTCTTTTTATGTAAAGTTGGTTGTCTGTTCATTAGAACGTAATCCCCATCGATAAGATGACGTAGAACAATATCGCCGACTTCTAATAAAGTTTTAGGTTTTGGTTTTATTGTAAAATTGGTATTTTTCCGGATTAAACCCAACGCACCAGGATAAACATCTTTACCATTATCAATACATTTTTCGAGAAAAGATCTATTTGATAAATTAACTTTTTGAGGATAAGATATAGTTTTAGCAATTTTTTTGGGTATTCCTATTTCATTTAAATCAATCATTGGATCGGGTGTAATTACACTTCTACCAGACATTTCAACACGTCTTGATAATAAATTTCCACGAATGCGTCCAGTTTTAGGTTCTTTACCTTTTAAACGTTGAGCGAAAGTTTGATGTGGTTGAATAGCTCCTCTCGGTAATGATGGAAATGTACCATTCGGATCATTATCAAATAATGTAGCAATATCATGTGCTAAATATTCACGGAAACGTTCTCTTTGTTTATGTTGTCCTTTATTTAAATATCCTTTTATTGTCATATTTGATTTCATAATTTCTTCATATCTGAGTGTAATATGATCTTGAGATAATAAACCATTACCTTGTTTTATAAATGGTCTACATAAAGGTGGACATACTGGTATATTATGAAATACCAGCGATGAAGGATTTGAATTATAATAGTCTAAACCAAGAATAGAACATGATTTACTTGAAATTTTTTTGAAAAGTCTAGAAATATATTCTGGATATATAGCTCTTATATCCTTATTTTTATAAACAGCATCTATAGAGTCTATAGTTCGTAAATTTTTAACATATTTTTGAGGTTGAATACACGAACATATAGGACATACTTTTTCATCTTTTTCATTTGGTTCAATTTTTTTTAATCTTGCTAATCTAAGTTTTTTAGGCAAACTTAACAAATCTTTTTCAGATGGAATCAATTGATCTGAATAATATATTATCTTTTCAATTGAAATATTAGTATTTTTTTCAGAGTCAAAAGGTGGTATTAGAATATTACCACATTCAATACAAATTAATGATAAAATTTGAGAAATAGTGTCTATATAAAAGTGATTATATATTGGTACATTTAGCTCTATTCTTCCAAAATATCCGGGAGTTAAATCAATTGGTAATAAATCTGTTTCACATCTTTCAGATTTATCAGTTGGACTCATTTTCGCATCAAATAGTCCTTGTGAAATAGGTTGTCCATCTGCTTTGAAACTTTGGTATTTAGTTATTTCAGTAACAGAATTATCTCTTATATCTTCGGGACTTAATGTACCAAATTGTAATGATGATATTCTTGAATATGTATTCTTGTACATAACATAGGATTTGATATTTTTTAATTAAGATTAACTTATTAAAAATGATTATAGTTATTCAGAAAAATATAAAATAGACCAGAAAAAATGTCTTTAATTCACGATCCAATTCATGGTGATATTAAAGTATCCGATATTGCAAAAAAAATTATAGACCATCCGTATTTTGATCGAACTCATTATATATATCAAACTGGTATTGCTTATAGAATTTATCCAAGCGCGACGCATAGTAGAAAAGTCCATATGATAGGTACATATGCAATTACAAGTAAATTATTAGAACATTTGAATGTAGATTCCCATATAAAAGAATTGATTTGTTTGGGCGGATTATGTCATGATATTGGGCATGGACCAGGTAGTCATGGTTTTGATAAATATGTTATTTCAAAACTAATAAAAGATGGAAAAATAGAAAAAGATAATTTATGGATAACACATGAACAAAGGTCAATTTACATGTTTCGCGAAATAGCAAAAGATTTAGATCTGAATGATAATGAAATAAACTTTATATGTAATGTTATTGATCCACCTATTGGAGAAAAAAGATGGGAATTCAATATTGTCAATAATACTCAACACGGAATAGATACTGATAAATTAGATTATATTGCGAGAGATGCATATGTTCTTGGTTTAAGATTAAGTATCGATTTTGACCAAATTATAAAAAACAGTAGAATTGTTGATGGACAATGGGCATTTTCAAAATGTATTCAAGATGAATTACTAAATCTAATCTTTGTAAGATACCGTTTACACAGAATATTAAATCAATCACGTATTGTAAAGTTTGACCTATCTTATAGAAATATTATGACAAAATCACCAAGAATGTATTCAGATATTGCAAATATTTTGAATAATTATGATATTAAAGGATTTTCTAAATATACTGACCATTATGTTCTTCAAAATGGAAAAAAAGAATTTATCAAAAAATTCAACCAAAGAGATGCGTATACAATTGTTGATAGGAAAGATAGTACTACAACTGACGAAGATGTTACACTAAATATAAAAATTTGTAAAGTAGATTCGAATCCAATGGCAAACATACCATTTTATGATCCCAAATCTCTAAATTTATGTAATATAGAAAAAACAAAAATAGATAACGTATTACCTTGTAATGAAGTATTATCTTATGTTTATAAATATGATACAAATGAGCTATAACTTTTAATGAAACTTCATAATTATTCGTATTTTGTTTAGTTTTGGGAATGCGCAATAGATGACAGTCGCTTCAACTCGTTCCAAGAGGCGTTCCATATTTGCTTTTCGATAGCTGTTCTTTTTTTTCCATTATGAGATACTCCAGTTAAATCTCTAATTCTTTCTTGAGCATACTCCAATATATTTAAGTTCCATCCATCAATATAGGGTTCTAATTCTTTGTCAATACTGGTATAGCATGTATCTTTTTCTATCAGATAAGACCTAATTGTTTGAGGTATTTCATAATGATATAAGAAGATTTTTTTCCTTATATGATACATACACGAGTTAATAATAGTCTTTTGAATATTTACCTTTCTTTGAACACATTTAGGGCAATTGCTGATTGTTTGGTGAAAAGTTTTGTTGATAATTGCGAAATTTATTGAATCAGTAAAAGATAAATAATATGTTAATTTTATCATTAAATCTGGTCTAAGAGAATCCATCTTTATTGTTTTTGCTATTAAAGTATAATCTTATTAATTAAATCATTTTTATATTATAATTTTTTCAATATCAGTGATTATATATAAATTGGGACCAGTTTCTCCATGAATAACGGTTCCTATTGTCCAATACGGTGTTCCGTCTAAATCTAATGGTATTAGTCCATGACTTAATGTACTATTTGTTGTATAATTTGAATCATAATTTTCTGTCTTAAATCCATTTAATACACAAATTAAAATTTCTGAAGTATTCTTATAAAAGCCACTATCATCATCAACATCACGATATTTTGACCATATTACAGTTAGTTGTGTATATTTAATTCTAAAATAATTGTGGTTATTCTGAATATTCATTACTGCTTTTCCAAGTTGAATATACAGCTCTTCTGAAAATTTCTCTTTATTATCATCAATATAAGACATTAAATTTGTTGTATTATCTATTTTAAGGACTGTATCATTTGTTTTAGTTTCATCCTCCATATATCTCGTTATTGAATTATTTTGTATAGTTCTATTCAAAAATCTACGCATTTGTTATTCAAATAATAATATAATATATTTAGTTAGATTTAATGATAGAAAATCCCATATTAGATTTACAGGACTATTTACCTTCCAGAGTATATCAAAATATTAACATAAAAAAACCAAAAGCTTATTGGGATTATAATAATAGTGAAATAAGTTGGAAAAATACAAATAATTATGAAGTTTCAGAAAAAATAGGTAGAGGTAGATATTCTGAAGTATTCAAAGGAAAACATGTACAAAAAGGAAATCAATGTGTAATTAAAATGTTAAAACCCGTAAAAGAAAAGAAAATATTTCGGGAAGTAAAAATATTACAAGCCTTGATTGGAGCAAAAAATGTTATACAATTGTTAGATTTAGTAAAAGACGAAAAAAACAATATACCGTGTTTAGTATTTGAATATGTTGATAATACTCATTTTAGAGATTTATATCCTACTTTCAGTCATTCTGATTGTGTATATTATGTAGACCAAATTCTTATAGGATTAGATTCATGTCATTCACGCGGGATTGTACATAGAGATATAAAACCCCATAATATAGTGATTGACCACAAAAAAAGAGAATTAAAAATAATTGATTGGGGATTAGCAGAATTTTATTTCCCTGAAAAAAAATATAATATTCGGGTTTCTTCACGTTATTTTAAAGCACCGGAAATATTAATAGATTTGCGTTATAGTTCGATAAATAGACACCACGGTTATGGTTTAGATATGTGGAGTTTAGGATGTTTAGTCGCAGGCCTTCTTTTTAAAAAAGATCCATTTTTTTATGGTAGCGATAACTATAATCAAATGGGTCAAATTGTAAAAATACTTGGTAAAAAAGATTTATTCGATTATTGTAAAAAATTTGGTTTAACAATAGACCCTAATCATTTAGAAGAGATGGAGAAAAGGAGTTATGATAAAAAAGAACTAACTAATTTTATAAATTATGATAATTATCATTTAACAAGCAAAAATGGAATTGATTTTATTGAAAAACTATTAAAATACGATCATAATGAACGTATGACTGCAAAAGAAGCAATGACTCATAAATGGTTTGATTCAATTCCCAATAGGAATTTATCAGAAAGAGGTTTATAATTATATATTATGAAAAAACATTAACAATACGTATATATTGAAAAATGTGTTATGTTTTAATATTATGGCATCCAATGATACTATATTTTGATGAAGCAACTAATTTGTTAAAAGAAAGAGATAGAATAAATGTGATCAAATTTTTTGATTTCACAATAAAAGATAATGTTTTATTAGAGTTTATTTACAAAATTTATGAAAAGGATATTGGTTTCAAAAAAAACCAAAAAGACGGAGTTTTTGATAAAAAATGCGATTTATTGAAAAACAAAGGCGAAATAATTAGAATAATAATAATACAAATTGAAAATCCTAAATTGGGGATTAAAAAATTGATTTGTAAAGATGTTGTAAATCTGAAGCATAAATTTCGAAATATATACAAAAAACATACAAAAGATTGGACAAATATAATACATGGGTGTGATAGTGAAGAATATTCTAATTATGTAATTAACTTCTTATCAAAATATGAGGATAACATATATAAATAAGTAAAAAATACTATTTATCTATAATGCAATTGTTTATCAAATTTGCAAATAATTCTAAAGTTTATGATGTTGATAAATCTCTCACAATTTGTCAACTAAAAAATTTGATAGAAGATATTGAATATATTCCAAATGATTTACAATATTTAACAAATAGTGGTAAAATTTTGAATAATGGTACTCTTGAAGATAACAAATTAGAAAATGAGTCACATATAGATGTAAATTTACGAATTTTAGGTGGAAGTTGTAGATATAAAAAATCAACTTCCAGATTACGTTGGAAAACTAAGTTAAAGAGAATGAGAAAATTGAAAGCGACTCGTAGAAAAAATAGACTTCGTAGTAGATAAATATTATAATAGTTCGTTAAAGGGTTGTTCCAAAAAAAGTAAAACACTTAATCTATTAATAACATCTTTCCAGTCTCCATATTTGGTTTGCTTGATCAAAATAGAATCAGGATACCAATAGCTTTTATTATCCAAAGAAGACCATCTCCATTCATTTCCAATCGTTAACAATACAAATGTTTTAATATTTAAGCAAGGTGAAATATGAACTAAACATGTATCTGTTGAAATGAGTGCATCTACATTATTTATAATATTAACAGATTCTTGGAAGGCATCATATTCATTATCAATATAGTCTCCACAATATAAAACATTGTATTTTGATAAAATTGTACGTTCATTTTCATTTACATTCTTGGATATTACAACCCATTGTATATTTTCTTGTTTTAAAAGAGGAATAGCATGTAATAAATCCATTTTTCTATTGTATTTTTCATGATTATTTTTGGATCCTCCAAACCAATTTAGTATATACTTCTTTTTATTACAAGATTTTAAGAAAGACACTATATTTTTACAATTTTGGCATATATTTTCATTCAATATTGAGTTAATAAACAATTGTTTAGGTAAATTATTATAATCATAATTCAAATAATCAATAAGTTTTATCAAATTAGTATGATAATCAAATTTTGGAATTGAAATATGATTTTTATATGAAATAATAATAAGATTACTAATATTTTTGAACAATTTATTAAAAATCCACAAAAGTGTATCGTCTATAAATAACACTATATTGTTATTTCTATAATTTTCGCACAAAATCGGAATAAAGCGACAAAGCATAAATTTATCCCCTAGTCCTCCTCCATCATAAATTAATAAGGTTTTACCAATGTCATCTTTCTTAAAAAAAGATATATTTTCATTATTAACATTTGGACCGCTTATACTGTTATAATATCCCAAATATCTTTTAGCATCATTATATTTAAGCCTGTGTAAACATTGTATTACATATAATTCTTTACAAAATATGATTAGTTCTTTACTTAACTTGTCATGATTTTTATCAATTGTTTTCATAAAACTTTCTATTTTGTGAAAATAAATATTTTCATATTTGAATATACTTGTAATATTTGAATATGAAAAGAGTAGATCTACAAAAAATGCATCAAACTCTGTATAGTCTTTGTATATATCCATTAGTTTGTATATAATTTTGTAAGAATCTTCATAAGAACCATTTGTATATAAACATTTTCCTTTTTCTAAAAGTATTTTTTGTTTTTGAGTATCTATATTCGATGAATAAATTTTGCCTTCTTTTAAGTCAGATAAGTATTTATCATTAATCTTATTCTTTAACATATATCTTTGATCATTTGATTTGTGGATTTTTTCAGAAATTTCAATATATTCACTATCAAAATCGTTATTTTGACTCTTAATTCTAATATTATCTTCTAATATCCACAATTTTTGATTAATTTCATAAAGTTTAAAAAACAAGTTATCTTTAACATTTGAAATAGGATTTTCACGTGTTATTAATTCGAGTTCTTTACTAATATTTTTTGAAAGTTTCTCGTTGTTTGATTTTTGTAGTTTAATTTTCAATATACTGATTTTATCAATTAGTTCACCAATACTACAAGATATTTTACAAATCATATTATTTAAGAATTCTATTGAATAATCCTTAACAACTATTATATTATTCTAAATTATTGAGTTTATTAAGCATTTTGACTTCAATCGATTTTTTGTTTGCATATTCAATATTTTTCAAGATATTGATATTTTCCTCACAAAAAATTTGTTTATAATATTTTTCATAATTATTCAATATTTCCTTAACTTTATCAATAATATTGTCATAGTCTTCCCATATTATGAGTTTGTTATATGGTAGAAGATTTGTTAATGGAGATTTTTCTGAAACAACTATTGCACCATTTTGTAATGCTGGTAAACATCTTAGTTCTTCAAATGAATGTGCCTCATATCTTCTATGTATATTAATCAATATTTTAGTATTTTGATATAATTTTTGTATTTCTGTTTTTTTGAAACAATTGTTGATATTAGAATGTTTCAAATTATTTTTTTTAATATTTATTAAAAATGCCTTTCTTTTCCCGAATACGTTAAGAAATGTTGTTAATGAATTTATATTGCGATTCTTGTGTTCAATATGAAGATGATCATATAAATTTGGTGCTATATACAAATGTTTTTTAGACATATATTCATAATGTAAACACGTTCTAACATTATATAAATTTGGTAGACTATAATCTAATAATATATCACTTTTTACCAAATTCTCAAAATTTTTGAAATATACTAAATAATTTGTATCGTTACATACTACTTTACTTTTAGGAGCTTCAATTTTAGCTTCATCTGCGAGGAGTGTATGTTCGTAATTTATGTTGATTTGAATTTGTTTGTTGTTATTCTTAAAATTATGCCCAGTATCTTTATATTTACATGCATTGTTTCCAATTATAATATTTATTGATAAATCGTGTTTGATAATCACATATTTAAGTAAAGATACAATATAGTCTAAAAAATCTTGAACCCATCTGGGACTTTTGTAAATATGTATAAATGAATTGTTGACTCTAATACTCATTAATTAATGGGATAAAACTTATAACAAAAAGAATAAAAAAATTTACTATTTTTTTTTTGTATTAAATTATATGCATCCTAAAAAAATAAAGGAAATAGAAGCTATTTTCAAAAATAATAAGAACAATCAAGAATATTGGGATACAAAGCAAAAAAAAACAAAAAGAGGTTTAAATATAATATCTCCTCCTACAAATTGTTTCGTACATAAAATTTGTGGTGAATTATTAGCCACAAAAAGAATAATATGGATTGGTGGTCCACCAGGAGTTGGAAAAACAACATGTGTAAAGCGATTTCAAAATTATGGGTGTATGGCATTAGATGGAGAAGATCATTGGAATAGAGAAAAATTAAATGGAATAATAAAAATGTCAGAAAAAGCAAATAATGAATTAAATACAACTTTTGTTTTTGGTGCATGTTATGGTAAATATTTATTAGAAGCACCAGATTATGTAATACCAGTTCTAATCTTTCCAGATAAAGATGTTTACAAAAAACGTTTAGAATGGAGAGATACGCAAGGACCAAAAAAACAACAACTATTGGCAAAAGAACGATATATAACCGATGAAGAAATAGCAAAAGGAGATAATAAAGTATTGGTATTACGTCAAAAAGTTGAAGAATGTGTCGATGTTACAATTTGTAGAATATGTGAGCTTATAGTTAACAAAATAAAAAGAGACAAAAAGAAAAAAGCATTAGAAGGTAAATAGACTAATATACATAGAATTAATAATAAGGATATAAATGAAATTCTATAAAACAATAACCATTATATCTTTGCTGTTTACTAAAAATGTATGTCTACAAGTTCCAGAAAGAATACACGATTCCTTCATAAAATACGATAAGAAAAGTATGTTTACAATATTTCCCAATATATATAAATTCATAGAATCAAAATCTGAAACCCCCGATTATAATCGCAAAGAAATGCTAGACACTTATAAATCTATTTATAAAGATGTATGTGTATATCTATTGAATAAAAAGAATAACTCTCTCTATTTGGGATGGGTGCCTTTGCGAGATGATAGATTATTGGAAAAATATTATAAAAATATTTCAAAAAAGATAAATTTTGAAACAAATGTGAAGAATGTACCGCTATATTTTATAGTGTGTGAAGCAATATCTTCCAACAATACTATACAAGCTAAGAAGATTTTATGTAATCCAACTATTGACCTCAATATAGATTTGCAATTGCTTAAAGCACATTTATTGAACTTCACTAAAGAATATAACACAACATTAGACCTATCACAACTAAAAACTTATGATAGTGGTAGATGGTATCTTGTTTTTAACTATTGAAAGGGTTAGGGACAAATATTATACATAATGCTTTAGAATATCTTAAAATTATTTTTAATTAATGAAAGAGCTTGATTAAGCTTCGTATAAATATTTATCTGAATTTAACCAACCTAATATTTTTTCATTCTTATTATGCTTCTTATTAATATCAATCCAAAATCGCGATTGTTTTTCTATCATTTTTATCAATATTTTATTTCTTTTATCAATAAATGTTATATTATCATCATCAAATCCATTCCACTTATCATCATCTAATTTTTGTGTAATAACCGATTGGCTTGTACTATATGCAGCTCTTTTTTCTGCAAACGATTTATCTTTAAGTGAAAAGTTACCTTCTTCTCCATTATAACTATTTTCCCCTTCAAATAATGTACAATTTCCGACTGAATTTACAATATTTTCTGAAATGCAGTCTGTTTTAGCTTTGTTTTGCGAATATATATGCTCAAGAGTATATTTACACGGCTCGGTGTCATTACATCTACTTATCTTTAACTCTAAATATTTTAAAACATTTGTTTTATCTTTGCTTGATAACTTATGAAATGTCTGGTTGAATTTAGTAATGAAATCACCTTTATTTGTTGTTATATTTTTATACAACAGTTTCATTATATCTTTTTTGTAATCATATTCTGGATTTTTATACAAATGGGCAACTATTTTTTCCATTACATTTCCATATCCATAGTTGTTAAAGGGGATGAATTTCATATCTACGACCCGTCTTCGGATATACCATCCAGAAACCAAATCTAATAAATTATTGTCAACTTTATCCTTTATATAAGATATTTGTAAAATAAAGTGGATAAATGCCCAGTCAAGGGAACCTTTTTTTCCACTGTAATTTATAATTTTAATAAAATTATGGTTCATTATTTCATTCATAAAATCATTAACCTTTTCATAAATTGAGAAGAAATTATTGATATTACCAAGAATATTGCTTCCTTTCAATAAACCATTTACAAACATAGAGATTCTATCACAACCTTCAGGTTCATTACTACGAGATGTTGCAATACATTTCTTATTATGTAGTTGGATAGCTATATCAAATAATTTTTGACCATATTTTTTTTCAAGTACAGATGTACCATTTTTTCCGTAAAGCTGTCTTTTGATTTTTTGTCCCCATTGTTCATGTACTATAAGTCTTTGGTCGTATTCAACTCCATCGCTTTGCATAATCTTATTTAATATAATATCAAATGCAAAAAGTGGTGTCCCTCTATTATTTGCTCTATCAAATTCTTGACATGCAAAATCATAATCAGAACATACTTTTACATCAAACCAAGATGAATTCAGAATAAAATTAATAATATCCCTTAGGGCAGTTATCCAACACTTTTCGCCATAACGATTTATAATTTCATTTCTTTTTTCTTCAAAAAAATAACAAACAACACTATATGCCTCATATATTTGCGAATCTCGGGGTATATCAATTTTATGTGAATTACTAATGTGTTTCATCATATCTGCACGTCTTGAAGTTGAATAAGTGCACTGCTCCTCCTCCCCGCTGTTTTTAACATTGCATTTACATTTACATCTAAATGTAACTTTGTCTTGGTCATCATTCGATGTTTCTTTTGCATAAAGTTCGTTATGTGGTTTTACTTTATGGTTTATTACAGACGTTAATGCAAATGCATCTGAGGGATTTATGCAACTAATGTTGGGAAGCATATCCTCGTCGAACCCATCTTCATCCTCATCAATACCATAAGTATTGTCAAATTGTTTTTTTATACTTGAAAATGATCTTTTTTGTTCTTTTGTAGGTTCATCACAACCTTGTTTGTATAAAATGGTATGAATTTTTGCAAATTTTTTTTTTAGTTTTTCAGAACAAAATCCATATAAAGCGGATAATATTAATAGTGTGGAAATAATTCGCTGTTGACCATCATATATTTCATGTGTATCGCACTCTTTGTAAGTTATAGTAGTCCCTCCACTGAAATCACACTTTCCGTTTAGAAATGTTGACCAGATATCGTCTAGATATTCGAGCACGTGAGTCTCTTCCCATTCGAATGCTCTTTGACTCATAGGAATTACAAGCTTACGCTGAAGTAATTCTCCGAATAGTTTTGAACTTGTTTCATAGAATTTCTGTCTTGTTTTTGTGACAGTCTGTAGTGGTTTGTCACAAATCATTTTGAATATTTTGAATTATGTCAATATTCTTATATACTATTTTATAGGGACAAATCCTATACTATAATCGCATCATAGTATATAAATAATTAATAGGGAAAAATACTATACTATAATGGTTCATAGTACGTTAAAATTATATCTCAGAACTCATAAAAATGATTAACACCTAAGTGGTTAAACTAATTAAATGAGAACATTTTTTAAACATGAATACTGCTAAAGTTATTTTGTGTAATAGAGAGAATGTATGGCTGTTTGCTAAAGACAGA